CCAATTCCAAACGTGGACACAAGGTCAACTATCGATTGGATAATAAGGTCATCATAGTCAGACGAGTATGATGGAAGCGCAGCGATGGTGATCGTTGCAGTAATTTCAACAATCGTCGGCCTATAGAAATGTATGTTTAGAGGCATTCCATGGGCGTCATAAACCACTTGAGATGTGCTCCCATAGGTTTGAGTCCCAGGCGTCTTATGAAGAGCAATTTCCTGAGCGATCGCTAGAACGGTTCCCCCGTAAACAACTAGCGAAATCGAATGTGCGGGAAGCCCATTTCCGTCCGTTGAAGCCGTATCGTTCTCGTATCCCCGAACGTTCGTGACGCCGGTTACGTTCGCGACCCCTCCAACCGTCCCATCGAGAACGGTGAGCGACGGATTTGCAGTTGATACGGCCTGGCGCGCACGAAGCTCAGCATCCGTCTCAACTGGGTCTCCGGGATCGGCTGCAGCTACGTTATTTACCGTCTGCCACCCAAGAGTTGGAGTGAAAATCCTATTAACCGTATTTGCGCCAGCATTTATAGCGCCGTCCACCTCGGCAGTGGCTGTCACGGTTATGCTACCACCCCCTGGGATCGTCACTGTCGCGGGAAGATCCCATTTTTGATCTAACGTGTCCTGTGCAATTCCATTCGTTATGATCGTTCCACCCTGTCCCACAATCGTAAGATCAACGGTCGATCGCGTCGGCGATCTACGCGTGATCCCGTTTATTTTCACATTCCGAGATAGACCGACGCCCTGCGCCGTTGATGGAGAGAATGAGTTGAATACAGATCCACCAACGGCCGCAGTATCATAAAACGCGCGCGCAAGTATGGCCAAGAATTGTCCATCTTGTGAATCAGATTCTAGATATATATCTGCCCCATATATTGAGCGGTATTGATCCTGAATCCACGCCAAGAACGTCGGGTAATCGGCCCAGTGGTATCCAGTTGAGTCGATATAGACCAGATCATTTATCGTCGTCATTTTTCATCATCCTACTAGTAATTCACGTAATTTTGTATCTGCGCCTGAGTGGGACCATATATAGTGTTTATGTTCATGGTCACTGATAGCGATCGCGTATCTGGATCAATTTCGCTCTGATAATTTTCAATGCTCACCATTCCCTGAGTATTTATTACTCGATTTCTTATCGTTGCATCAGCAGTGGACTTTGGATGCTTGCCTAAAATACCGGTCATGTAGGGAGTGCCATCGTTCGTATTTAAGAACCATTCCCCTAGCCATAGTAACAGCCTCGTCTTAGCTGCCTGGCCTACCGCAGCTGGCACATCACGATAGAAATTGAGCTGTGAACCGCCAAATGTATAATCGTCATCCTCAGACAATATTCTATATCGCATAGCGTCTACCTTTCTATGGAACAGGAGGGCCTGAGTCCCCAACACCAGGAGTTACGCCTGAGTGTATGTGTGTCTTGAGCGCCACAGTGCCGGCCTTCACTTCACCCGACACATTCAAGTCTCCGGTTATTTCCACCGACGACGTAGTCACAAGTTTAATTTTACCATTCGCTGCTATTTCGATGTAGGTCGTTCCAGCATTATTCCGAATCTGAGCTCCTGTTGAGCTTATGCTGCTTATTACATTGGGCACAGATTTGGGTCCAGGAATCGCAAATCCATCCGATAGATCGTGCATACGAGCTTCCATTGGTCGCTGTATGCCACCTGACTGCCACCATGCATCTATGCATCGTGAGCTAAAAACAACGAGCACCTCATCATTAACGGCCAAAGGAAGCGTAATTGTGAATCCTCCGGCGCTGGGAAATACGATGGGAACATGTATAAGCACCGGCAAATTCACAGACTGGGTAGTTCCATTCTCGAGTTCAACAGTTCCCTGAATGGATGGCTGCACTGTGCAAGTCATTTCCGATAAATTTACCGCGGTGACTATGCCTGGCATCGCTGTCCAAATATTTGACTGTCTGCCATCGAATGCAACGCTCAGTGATTCAACCGGGTCGTTTATGTACTGGTTGCGATTATTACTCATGAGAAGTTAACCGCCACTGCGTTATTTGGATTTGAGCTAACACTGATATTTAGAGTTACGAGGCTTGTGTACCACTCGACCCCGCGCGTATCGCCGCTATGCTCTGCCGCAAGGACATAATAGACGCCATCTGCAGTCAAAGGGGCAGGGATACTAGTAGCGATTTGCTTTGCGTCACGTATGTTCAAATCTATCTTTAGCTTCTGCACCGATGCATTATTTATCTGAATTCTTCCACCAATAACAATCAACGGATTCAATAAACACTTTACATTAACTCCGATGTTTGTCTGATTTGGAGTACCAATCATTCCTGTATTTGAGGTCAACTCAATTGCTTGTCCCGGAAGGAATGATGTTCGCTTAACATAGGTCAGTCTTTCGTTCTGTATCGACACAGATGTTCCAGTGTTGCTAGCTACGCTTTTTGCATAGTCCTTCGCTGCACCGTACATAACCTTCCCACGTGGAAGCTGGGCATTCTGAATCTCACCGATATGCCCCTGCGTTACACCATTTTGACTCATTGAAGTCACAACGGCATTTATCTGATCTGCCTGCGTTGATCCGGCTGCTAGAGTTGTATTCACAACAGAAAAATTATATGCGCGGTCACCATCTCCAGCGATAATATCAATAAAAGTATCCGTGGCGCTTTCTCGTCCAAGGATGATTTGCTTTATATTACCGTTAAAGATTGCTCCAAAGTTACCCTGATATCCAGCCTGAAGCAGCACACGACCACGGTTCTTATTCATCACGCTCGGGTCAAATCTGTTTCTGATCTGAAGAGCAGTTTCTAGATCAAGGTTGTATACGCGAATGTCTGCAATGTTTGGAGTGAGAGAATCAGATCTCTTTATTGAGAATTTTATCCTTAGCTTTGATAAATCAATCCCATCTAGATCTGATCCATACACTATCAGTGAGCAGTACCGATCATATTGAAGAGTCTTGTTATCCATTCGTGACGACATCCGTTTCGAAATACAGATTCGACTCGACTCCCAGATTGATCAGGGTTGGAACTGCATTCGGATTTCCATCAGTAAAAACTATCAGCTGTCCTTCAAAACCAAGGTATTCAAGACCAGCAAGACAATCAGCACCGGTTATCAATGGGATGTTTGAGGCGATTGGAACGTCAGTAACTGAATCAACGAAGTCCAAAACCCACCCTGCATCATCGGCATCATTCCATCTGCATGTCATTAGATACTGTTTATTCGCAAGCGAGATAGTGAACTGTTGCGGTATGTTCTGTAGTGGTACTAAAAATGTTGTAGCCATATTTTATCCGCCACCAAATACTTTCGCTAGAACGGATTTATTTCCAGCCTTCTCGGTCTTTGCCGTAGCCCCTGGATTCTTCTGCTGAATTCTCGGAACCGTTACAATAGATATGGGCACAATAATTACCTGCTGGAAGCTCATCTGAATTGATAAGCAATTTTCTGTGTTTCGATCTGTCGTCATACCAATTGAGGATATGAGCATATCGTCATAGGTTCTCTTTGGAGTAACAACCGAAAATGGAGTTCGCTCAGCCTGAAGATCAAGAAGCTCCTGATATATTGATGAAAGTACATTTCCGCTCGAAAGCAGAGACGATGGACTAGTCAACTGGGAAAGAGAGCTGATTCCATTTCCTCGAAAAAACATCGTCATACTCAGAGTAGTAGGCTCAAGATACGAATGGTCAGTAATGGAAGCGCCCTGTTGGACGGGTTGCTTTGTGATCGTTAGATTATCGTTTGTGGTCTCACTAACGATCACGTCAACTTCTATGTCGTCGATGAAGCGTGAGTTTGGAAAAATTGTCGATAGAGATAAAGGAGTTGTACCAGGGATAAAGCTCATCGTGTCACCGGACCTAGATAGCGGATAAGATCCATATTTACCCTGCCCTGAACGCCTGCGGTTTGGTTTGCAACAGCACTGGCGTCTGCCGTACTAGAAACGTTGATCGTCGTCTGCTGGTTCACATTCTGATTGGACTGATTCACGTTCGATGTGTTCCCACCAAGCGGAGTATTTAGCTGAGGCCCAGAAGGATTGTTCCCGATATTTGATGCCACATTGGATGGATTGTTTCCGAATAAACTCTGTACTGCAGTGATTCCGGCAGCTCCGAATTTCCAAAACGCACCGCCGACCTTCTCAACCCATCCCCAAAGAATTTCGAATGCATGGACGACGTCCATCACACTTTTTGTGACTACATTAAGGAAAGGAATGACTGGTCCCCAATTGAATAATGATTTTCCACCTTCCTGGAAGGTTTTAAAATCATCATAAAGAGCCAAAAGCGCAACAAGTCCGCCTATTATTGCCCCTAATGGGGTGAGTAAAAACGATGCGTTTAATAATTCCCACGCGGCGACTGCCCCAAGAATCTTTGTAGACCACCCGTTTGTCGCCTTATCTAGATCGACAAGAAAGTCATAAACGCGACCAAGTATCGACCATAATCTGCCTGTAAGCTGTAGAACTGCATCCAGACCCTTGAATACGATCGCTACAAAGCGCTCGAGAACAGCCAAAATCTTTGGCATGTTTTGATATAGACGAGCACGAAGCAGATCTGACTGCTGAGTTAGGAACGGAAAAAACTTTGAGGCAACGGATTTATAAATGGCCTCAAATGCATATTTCGTCTTGTTGAGTGAGAAGTTAAGTTTAACTGAGTTCTGGACGACCTTGTAGATATTTACGCCAGCCGCCGCATAGGCCCTTAGCATCTCGCGTCTTAAAGCAAGAACGCGATTGATGCTTGGTGCGATGAGTCGGTACTCATATCCAAGCTCTTCAAAATCTTTTGAGATACCAGAAATGCCTTTAGTGATTACTCCGGCAGTTGCAGTAATGGCAGCCGCCAATCCAGCGACTCGAATCGAGGCAGTCTTTATTCCGTTATTGAACTTGGCGAGACCGGCATCATCGATGTCGAAACCGAGTTGGACAAGAAAAGATTTGATCACTTCGCCTGTCATTTATCGTTCGCCTTTCTAAATCTCCGCTCGTTTTCCCATTTTACATCTAGAGCGTCGTTCATTCGAGCCACGTCTAGCAAACTAAGAGTACCATCGATCAGACTTTCGTATTTACACACGCCCTCAATGGCAGGGCGCATTACCCAGTCCTCATTTTCCGGCATACTGACCCAGTCAACCTGGCGCTCAGTGCTCACTCCCCCGCTTATGAACTTTGCGGGAGAGCGCTGATAAAACCCCCCATGTTAAACATGAAGGCCCTCCCAGCTATGTTCAGCAATACGTTCAGTTCAAGGTCATTGATCATAAGAGAGCTATCCGTTGCCACGCGCGCCCAGTTTCCAGTCTGCTGCTGCATTTCAACGCTAGATAGAAGCCCATAAAGTACCTTGTCCGAATCCTCATCCGAAAGCTTCGAAATACCAGTCATAATCGGAGACAGGACTTTAGCGATCTCTTCGAATTCGGCTTCCGTTGAAACCTTCTTCTTTGATTTTGCGGCTTTAGCGATTGACCCCATTGCTGGGATCAACTCGCTAAGAACTGGTGTTATTCTTCTGGCAATGTGAAACTGTTTTATCGCATCGATCTTGTTTAATTTAAACTTCCGACTGCCGATCTCAAAGTCTCTATCACTCATTGCCCTGGCTCCTTATGGTTACTGCCCAGCCCCAAGGACTGTATTTGCATTGATACCATCAAAAGCCCATTCCATCATTCCGCCTTCTTTGGCATAGGTGATAGTAGGCTTTTTCTTGAACGCAGCAGCCTGCACAATTGTCAGATCATTTCGGCCAGAGTCTACGATGGTAAATACATTGAGTCCCCAGAGAGCGCTTGAGGCTGACTGAAGGTCATACATAATCATCAGCTGCTTGTTGACGGGTGAAGTCTTTAATAATCGAACGGTCAGAAGACATGAATTGTCAGCGATCAAAGAGTGCTGACCAGATCCGTCGGCGCCAATGGTCATGACGTTCTTGTCCGTCGATGCCTCGATCGTTATACCTTCTTCTGCAGCAGCCGCACCAGCAGCTAGGTTCACAGCGATTCCGCCGGGCCCTGTGATGGTGGCGTTTACGTTAAGGAATGAATATACCATTTTTAATTTCCCCTTATCTGTTCACGTTGATCAGTACGTCCATCGACTGGATAGCGCCTGCGAGTTTGATTGCTACTTGAATCGGAGGAGCCATACGCGCCTCTCGATCCGATTGTGACTGAAGTGCCAAGGGCTGAGCGTAGATATAGTAACCGGTCTTAAGATATTGACCGTTTGAAAGCTCTCCAAACCCATCCGCATTCCATGTTCCGGGAGCCACAAGACCGTTATTTACGGCCTGGTCGCACGCGCTTGAGATGGCGTTGGTAAGCTGGTTAACACCTGCGTCTGTCTGAGGGATCTTTGATGTCGATTGATAAAGAACGTTATAGCAGTTTGTTTGAACTGCGTTCTGGAACCAATCAAGACCGTGGATCTCATCAATATATGCAGAACCGCTCATTACGCCGAACTGAATGATCATGGTGTCGTTCACGTAGTCTGCGAACACGTTACAGCGCTTGTCCTTAAGAACAGCAGCTTGTGTTTCTGACAGATCCTCACCAGTAACGCCTGGCTCTTGTTTGTACATCAAAGTGATTGTCGAACGGTTCGCGTTGAAGTCCACAGAGAACATACGACCAAATAGCGAGGCGATCGCATATGCGTTCTGGCTATATTGGCACATCGATTGACGGTAACCGGCATCCTTCATCAGGCTTGCTAGGTCATTCGTCACGAGCGAACTCAAAACGTTTGAATTGATAATAGTTACGCCGTAGATGCGCGTGATATCCAATGCCTCGATGAAAGCGGACACATCTAAGCTTTGATTATCTGTTGGCTGAACGGATGCTTGGAACATCAAACCGTACCAGTTAGCAGAAAGATTCGCGAGAACCGCCGCGCACTCGACCGGTGTCTCAGCATCGTATCCGCCAACTAGCGCCACGTTTGTAGAACTTGTGAGCTTGAGCTGGACCGATATATCAGTACCAGATCCAGTGGTAGCATACCCAACCGACGATGCGACTGCGCCGCCCGTGAGATTTGCACCTGAGAGACTGATATGCGAACTCGATTTAGCTAATGTAAATGCGTTCCCGCCAAGGCCAGTCACTCCGAAGGTAACCGTGGTGACGGTTCCGCTTGTCGAGTACGTTGCTTGATCAATATTTGAGTCACTTGATGCAGCCAAGAACACCTGCAGATTTGCAGCGGTTCCAGCAACAGTTGGAGCAACAAGAACTTGGTTTCCAGTGGGTGTCGCAGCCACAAAAGTGATTGCAGTTCCGTTTACGGTCAACGTGTCAGCAGCCACGCCACCAGCCAAGGTTCCAGATCCAGATACCGCGATATTAGCTCCTGATTTAGCGAGCGTGAAAGCGTTTCCACCGGTTCCATATGCGCGAGCAGTGACGGTCGTTACCAATGAAATTGTGTTGTATGTGCAAGCAGCCAATCCAGCATTCGCTGAGTTAGTCAGGAATAACTGAAGCGCTGCACTCGTTGCGGCAGTATCAATACCGATCTGAACTTGATTCCCAGTGGGCGTGCCGGTTACGAAGGTCACCACCGTACTATTGATTGTGACGGTGTCACCATTGCTTGGCTGGCCACTAAAAATAA